ACTGCTCCTAATATACCTTGTAATTGATTCTTCTCTAACCAATTACCAAATCCTTCCATTCTACCTTGTAAACCAGGTATCATACCAACAACTTCACCAATAGCACCACCTGTATTACCACCTAACAACTTCATACCAATCTTACCTATCCTACTATCAGTGATAGCACCAACAGTATTACTTAAGAAAGAACTAGCAGCACTAAAAGCATTAGCACCTTTGAAGTATAAGTTAGAAAGTCCTTTACCAAACTTACTAAATCTTAAGTTCTGCATCCATCGAGGTTGATTGATAGCATTAACTGTATTAATATTCGCAAACTGTCCTACAGCACCAATACCACTGGTAATAGCACCTAAAATATTTCCTTGAGCAAGATTTGATACAGCATTTATTGCTCCAACAATAGGACCAATGCCTGGTACAAATGAAAGTGCTGTGCTAACGATTGGATTACTAACAACCTTTGTAACTGTATTAACAACACCGCTTACAACTTTACCAACAGTATTAACAACACCACTAACTGCTCTTTTAATTCCTCTGAATATACCACCAAATATAAACTCTGGTAATTCTCCACCCTTGTTAAGACCTAAAAATCCCCAACCAAATAAACCTTTCTTCTTTTTATTCTTATTTGCATCATAATTTATCTTGGGTAGTTCATCTTTAGGTTTTGTAATTTCCTTTGCATATTCAAGTGCTTGAGTTAATTTTTCAACTTTAGGTTTTGAAGGACCTACAAATATATTACCATAACCTAATGTTAGTGCATTTTGCCACCAATTTAAACCTTTTTTACTATTCTCCTTGTTTAACTCTTCTGTATAATATTGGATCGTTGCCTCACTACCAGTTTCTAAAAATCTCTTTTCAACTCCCTCTTGCAACTTTTTATCAGCCATCCTTTTCAAGGGTTTATTAATAACTTCATCAGCAATTTTATTGACGCTATAATCAAGCACCATCCCTATGCCAAAACCCTTCACAAAATTAGTTGCACCCGAAGCAATAGTACCAGGATTAACTTTTATATTTTTAATATTTTTAAGTAAACCTTGATTCTGTACAAAAGACTGTGTGACTTTAGGTTTTATAAAACTGTTTGGTTTTACTCCACTTTGAGTTACGTTACTTTTTTTGAAAAGATTAGTAAGGACATTACCCTTTGTAGCACCAGACTGAGTTATTTTAGTAGATCTTTTGAATGTATCAGTTAATCTTTTAACAAGACTTGGTTTACTACCAGATCCTGTAATTTGTGTCTTTCCTCTAAACTTCTTGAAAAACTCACGAACACTTCCTAAAGGACCTGTTGATCTTCCCCCAGTGGTAGTTGGTATTCTTCTAGACCTACTAAAAGGTCCTTTATTCTTAGGATTAATTCTCTTATTAAAATTCTTGGGTAAACAACCCTTTGCTCTAGTAAGAATACCAGCACCACTAATAATATTTGCTAAAAATATAATGTCAGTAATAATACTGAATGGATTCATCAGGTATTTCAACCCAATGATACCTGTCATCATTTTACCAAGACCTTCTACTCTTCCAAGGAAAGAACTGTCACTACCAAATAGTTGATCAAAACCAGCTAGCAAATTATCTTTAATAATCCATTCACCAAAACCATATATCTTTTTAAATACAAATGCTGTCTTTTCTAAAAAAACAGTCATTGCTTCAATATTTGATTCGTCACTTGCCCACTCAAGTAACTCTTTCATGAAAAGAGTTGCACCAAGTTTCGTAAACAGTGAAACAAAAGGTCCTAAAAGAGGTTGTACCCATCCAAAAGCACCCTTCAGCATCTTTGAGATGCCAGCACCAAAATCTGATTTTTTATATCTAAGTTTACTTTTCTTTTTAAAATACTCTGATAGATTCTTTTTACCTGCTATACTTTCTTGGAGTTCCTCTGCCTCCTGATCCATTTGTCTTCTTTTTAATCTTCTCTCCGCAATATCAGCCTTCTCCATCGTCTTTAGTCTTAAAGACGTAAGTTTATTAATATCTACAACTTCTTTACCAACGGAATGTATGGTTCTTCCTAGTCTATTAGTAGCAAGCAAGGATTGTTTGGCTGCAACAACTGTTGGAGCAGTCGATCTGATTGCACCATAATTAACAAACTTATAGACTTGTATTTTAGCCACCTTTTGCTTGCTGCTCCTTCATTCGTTTTTCTTCTTCTTTTAGGAAATTCACTAAGAGAGTAACATATATCTCTTTTTCCCAAGGCATGAGATTGTCAATGTATTGCATATCCCATTTATGATGATGAATCAAAGCAAAGTTGCTTTCAAAATAACCCTTTAGGTCTTGATGAAGGAGTGCTAGGCGAAAAAACTCGCTAAACCCTCCAATACGACCTCACTTTCTACATTAGTATTTGGATTTGTAACCTTGAGTTTATGCTGCAGTTTAGGCATAGTTTCAAAGAAATTTTGAATCATAGTGAACTGTTTTGTATCCATCTGATCAAAGAAATCTAAAATCTCTTTCTTAGGTGTATCAGAACAGTCATATACTTGTTCAGCATCAGAGATTGTTTCTAAACAACTTGCTGCCATATCAAATACTTGATCCATACCAGGTGTATCACCTTCTTGGAAGTTCATACTAACAAAAGTATCAAGTTTTGGATATCCCATAGTGATAGTTACATCACTAGAAACTTTTAAATCCTTTTTATGTCCTCTAGTTTTAGCAACTTTGATTTCGTCAAGAGGGATTGATACTTCAACAGGTGTCTCGCCATCATCAGGGCAGGTCACTGTCAACTTGATAGTTTCACCAACAGATTTAGTTCTAATCTGTAAGAAGAGATATTCAATATCAAAAGTCGGTAGTTTATCAACATCTTGCACATCTGTGCAAGCTTTGATGATATCAGTAACTGCCGAAATTAATTCTGACTGTTCACCAGACTCAGTTGCCATCAAAAGAAGTTTTTCCTCTTTTACTAGAAAAGGTCTAAAGTTAACAGTTCTACCATCAGAAGGTAACTTTAATTTGTACTTTGGTACATTCAGTTTTGGTAATGCCATGAAATTTATATTTCAATTCAGTAATTTTATTTAGGTGCTTACTGGAAGAGAATTCCAGAATTGACACGCAGTGGTTGTGCAAACACTGCTGCATTCTTACCTTGATGCTTGAATTTACCTTCATCAGTAAATTCTTGAGCTGTAGTAACACGATATCGCTCATATAAAAATCCAACAGTCAATGTCATTGCTCTTGAAGCATCGTTGTTTAACTGCACAGATCCAATATTATATGGAAAAGCGTTACGAATATCAATTATAGAGGTTATTCTGTATTTTTTAGCAATCAATATAGGAGTTCCAGATTCTCTCAATGCAGTAATCATATCAGGATCATTATTAACTAAGTCACCATTTCCTCTTTCAAACTTATATACTCTTATACTAGGACAAACATAGTTATCAAAGAAATCTACATATTGATTTGAATCAGGAACCATTCTACTAACCCATCTTTCAAAATATGCACGGGTATATTGAGATTGAGGCATGATAAAAGTCATATTTAACTGACTATATGCTGCTGATGTAGCGTACTTTGTAGCAGAACCAACATTAGTCACAGCACCAGTAGTTACCTGTTTACTTGGTAAGTTAACTGACTGACAGTAAAAATTTAAGAGTTTTGATAGATCACCCGTTTCTGAAATCAAATTCTTTGATTTACTTCCTCCTTGTATATTATCAGTGTTTTGTAAAACTCTTGGACTTGCAAAGTGAACAGAAAATAAGTTACCAAAACTCGGATGATTATCCTGTTGCTTTGAAAATGCAAGAAATTCCTGATACGAAGGATATTGTGCTGCCTGTAGATTGCCTTGAGTTAATGCCATTAGACTTTAAGTTCCTTTTCTGTAATTAATTTAAACTCCCAGTTTTGGTCTTTACAAAACTCTGTTGCTGCTTTCCACTTTGCTCTGTTGACACTCCATGTGACAACTTCATTAATATAGCGTTTTGTAATCCTTTTTTGTGTTTTAGGTTCCATAGTTTGTCTAAATGGTTTGACCTCAACTAAATACTTACGATTCTGGATTTTTACATAAAAATCTGGAAAGTATCTGTGCCTTTTGCCATCAACAGGAGAAATGTATGGAATGATGATCTCTTCACTACCCCATTCTTGGATAGAAGGAGTAAAATCACACCATTTCATAAATTTATACTCCCATGAAGACCTATAAACGACATTATTTGGGTCACCTTTGTACTTCCTAGGAAAGGAAGGTCTATATTTTCCTTGATAACGCATAAATACATAAAGACCACATAATATTTAGGCAATTTAGGCTCAAATGGCATTTGCTGATAACAACGAATATCCCGTAACTTTGAGATACCCTCTGAAAGCACCCGTTGCATCTAATGAAGACTTCATTGGAGACGATGCAACTGGCTCTACTGGTGCTACAGATTACCTTAGAATACAAAGAAAAAGAACTAAGTATAAGTTTGGAAGTTCTGGTGGTGGTAGAACTGGTGCTTTTTATGGTTCAAACTCAGGTTTTATAACAAATACAGCGACTGCAGAAAGAAGTTTTCATAGAAGTTCATGTTATATCGCTATACCACCAGGAATTAATGCACAATATCAACCAGTATATCGTCAAGTAAATCTAGGTGTTGGTGGTGCTGCAGCACTAAAAGCATTGGGTAGCGATAGTTTTGAAACTTTAGCAGGATCACTTCAACAAGCTGCTGCAGCAATTTTACCAGAATTTGCTGCATCTGCAGTTGCTCAAGGTGCTAATGCTATTTCTGGATTCTTTGGAACTCAAGGTCAGTTAGATGCTAATTCTTTACAAGGTTTACTCACAGGAAAAGTATTTAACCCATATACTGAGCAGTTATTCCAACAAATGAATTTTAGAAATCATAGTTTTGCTATTAAAATGCTTGCAAGAAATTTTAAGGAAGCAAAAATGATTAATGATATAATCCAGTATGTAAAAGTTGGTGCTCATCCTGTTGTTAGCGGATCAGGTGGAACAGTATTTGGTAATGCGGGAACATTTTCATCAAAAACTCAGAAACAAAATAAGGCAAATGGAGATGGAACAGAAGATGTAACGCTAAATCCACTTCAAAAAAATGCTAATAAGGAATTTAAAGATGTTCTTGGTGATATTGATAATTTATCTAATAGATTCTTTGAATTACCCGATCATTATAAGTTAGATTATGTTCGTATAAATCCAGATGCTAATGAATTTAATGATGATGATATACCAGCTACAAGATTACATTATAAAATGACCGATACTGTATGTTCTGGTGTTTCTGTTAACTATACTCCAGATAATCAGTATACATCATTCAAATCATATACTGGTGACATGATTCAAGTACCAGCAATAGTTTTGAATTTACAATTCACAGAAGTTAAACTCCTCAATCAGGGAGATGTCAGGGTAGGTTACTAATGTCTTATTTTTCAAGATTCCCAAATGTATATGTTGCTGAAGGTGTAACAACTGATCAGTCCTATAGATATCGTTTGGTAAAAAATATTTTTAGGAGAGTTGAAATAAGGGAGGGTTTAGCTAAGTATACAAATAATTGGGAAAGAGCACAAATTCCAGAAGGATTAAAACCTTGTGACGTAGCACAATCATTATTTGATGATCCATTTATGGATTGGGTGATTTTATTAGTAAACAACATTACAGATGTATATGAACAGTGGCCAAAGACAGAAATAGAATTACAAGAATATGTTAAAAGTAAGTATGCAGATCCTGACTCTGTTCATCATTATGAGACTCAAGAGGCATTATATAATGAAACAGTAATTGTAAAAGAAGGTATTGAAGTTAACTCTACTTGGAGAACAGTTTTACCAGATGGCACAGTTTTAGGTGAATCACAATCAATATATCCTGTAAGTAACTATGAACATGAAACCTTTATAAATGAACAAAAACGTTTTATAAACATTCCAACAGCAGGTGTAGTTAATAAAATTTTAGATGAGTTTAGTGAACTACTTGCATATCTACCACATGCTGAATTGGATGATCAAGGTAATAAGAAAACACCTCTCAGTATTGCTTCTAGATTTACAAATCAGGCAGGTAGCATCGCTGCTCAGACATCAACTCTGAGAACACAACCAACAGGAGCAGTTACATCATTTGATAATGGTCCTACAACAGCAGGTGTATCTTCTTCAACAACTACAGTAAGTAGTACAGGCACAACTACCAACATTGGCGATGTCAGTAACCAACAAGCATACTCATCAACCAGTTCGACCAGTTCGACCAGTTCGAGTTCCAGCAGTAGTTCTTCTTCTAGTTCCTCCTCTAGTTCTAGCAGTTCTAGTTCAAGTTCTAGCAGCTCTTCTGGATCTGGATCTTCTGGATCGGGATACGGTGGCGGTTATTAATAAAATATTGCTTTAAAAATAAATTCTTTAGATAGTACAGGATCACCTAGAAGTTCTAGTTGTAATCCATCAGCATCTACGAAGAGATCGTCTTCCGCTTCTTTTCTACAATGCTGCCAGTAATATGTGCCATCTTCTCTTCGATATATGTAAGAAGTGTTGTGTGAATCGAGGGTGAACATTGCGATACACTCTTGTTTGTGCTGCCAACAGGGGTCTTCTGCTCGTCTTTCATACTCGGTCAAAAAGATACCTCGTCTGTCATATACTCTGGTTCAAA